AAACCCCTTATAATGAATATGTTTTTTCGCCTCAAACAAAAAGATTAGATAGATTAACCCCTCTAGACCCCGAGAGCGGACTTACAGACTTTATCCAGGTTTATAATAGTTTATTTTCTTATATAGATAGCCAAGCAAGTTCATTAATTCCAACATCTGCCCTCTACCAAGCTAGGATAACACCTACATATATGCCCTCTACTCAAGACATTTGGATATTAGCTAATTCAAAATCAAATGGTTCTTTAGTTCAAGTAACTTGGAAATCATCGAAGAATTTCAATTTACTTTTTCTTAATTTGATTATAGGAAATAGAAGTCAAACAAATGAAAATCCCATCCAACGAACTTGGCAAACGTGGTATGGTCAAAGTCCTGATCAATATGGCGATACAGGCCGAATCACTGCAGAGCTAGCCGAGTTTAACCATATAATATCTAGTCAGGCTGAGGCAAGAGATCTCTACCCAATTTGGACTGAAATGTAGGGTAAAATTTATAAAAAATAGTTTTTATATGAATAAAAAAGTTATATTAATAGTACGTGAAGGATGTCAATTATGTGAAGTATTAGAACATGAACTAGTACATAATGAAAAACTCGAAGTTCTTACTTTTTCAGATATTACTCATCCTAATATATTTCAAGAATTTACTCAAAGATTTGGTATTAATAGATACCCAGCTATTCAAATAGATGATGGAAATAATTTTATCACTATACATGGAGACCCTAATTTTATAGAATCTACTAGTGGTGCTGGTTCTAATATGAATGAAACTTTATTCTATTTCGAAAATACAATTAACAAACAAATAATTCGACTAAAAGAATTACTTAAAGACTAATTTGGAAACCCTCCAAGCAGGACGTATATTTATATATAATTAAATACGTTATGCTTCAAGCTGAACAAATTAAACAAAACTGGGACACGTTCCTAAACATAATCGATATGCATATCACTGGCGAACGCAAGGATAGGCTACTCGAATTTTATAAGCAATATGAAGATAGATTTGTATTGCTTCCTGCTTCTCACAAAAAAGCTTATCACAATTGTTTTCCAGGCGGTTACATCGACCATGTGCTGCGGGTTATAGAATGTTCTCTTAAATTGGATAAGGTTTGGAGAGAAATGGGTATGGCTAATACCTATACAACTGAAGAATTAGTGTTTGCTGCTATCAATCACGATTTAGGTAAATTTGGAACTCTAGAACAAACATCTGTTTTCGATAATGATAATGAATGGGAAATAAAAAATAGAGGTGAACTATATAAGTTTAATACTAATATTACGTACATGTCTGTCCCAGATAGAAGTTTACATATTTTATTTTCAGTAGGTATTAATATGACTGAAAACGAATATATTGCTATTAAAACACATGATGGTATGTATGATGAAGCAAATAAATCATATTTGTTATCTTATATGCCTGAAACTAAACCTCGTTCATCTTTACTTTACGTTTTACATCATGCTGATATAATGGCTGCCCGCATTGAATATGAGCGTGAGTGGTTACCAAAATTGATGAATAATAAATCTTCAAAATCCACTCCTAAAAAAGAATTTATACTAAATAAATCAGGTCAATCAGCACAAATACAAAAAGCACTTAAAACAATGGGTAACGAAAATTTATCTAACATATTAAAAAATATATCACTATGATTTGGGGAATAATAGCTATCATACTTTGGGTAGCAACAATTGTAGGTTACATTATTCGTAATCTAATGATTCAAAACGAAAGATTAACTAGTTTAGTTGAAGAAAGAGATATCTATATTAACAATCTTGATGCGGTGGTTGAAAATATTAATAAACGCTTGCAAGAAGTTGATAATAGAGGCACATTTGCAAGCGATGATGAAGTAGGTTTCTTCTTCAATAGCCTAAAACAAATGTCTGAAACACTAAACGTGTATAAAATAAGAAAATAATAAATGATAAAAAATACAATTGATGAATTATTAAAGGACAACAGTGTAACCCTCACAAAACGAGGTACAGTGCGTAAACGCAAACCAAAAGAATCAAATATTTACTTTACTTCAGATACTGAAGAAGCAATTTTAGAGTATTTACAGACAAAAAATCCTGCTAAACGTAATAAAATCTTTAATGAACGTATTAACTATGCTTTCCATAAATTAGCAGAAAACATTATTCATACGTTTAAATTTTATTATACTGAAGTAAATACAATTGATGAACTTAAACATGAGGTGGTAGCGTTTTTGCTTGAAAAATTACATTTGTATAAGCAAGAAAAGGGTAAAGCATATTCATATTTTGGCACAATTGCTAAGCGTTATTTAATTTTATATAATGTTGCTAATTATAAAAAGTTAAAAGAAAAAGCTGAAGTAAATGCTGTAGATGAAGATAAATCTATTCTTATTAATTTAATGAATGAAGAACACAATAATATGCCTATCAATAATTTCATTAATGTATTTATTAGTCATATTGATAAAAATTTATATAAATATTTTCCCAAAGAGGATGATGCTAAAACAGCAGATGCGGTAATAGAATTATTTAGGAGACGTGAAAACTTAGACATACTTAATAAAAAAGGCATATACATTTATATAAGAGAGATAACAAACCAATCAACTCCTCAAATTACTAAGGTAATTAAAAAATTAAAAACAATATATAAAACGTTACTTTCTCAATATCTTGAGCATGATAGTTTAATTAATATCTAAAAGTTTTATAAGACAATATTTATTGTCAAAACGTGTATGGATTTTAATCAAGTAATATTGTTCGGGAATAAAACGTTCGCCGACTTACTAAAAGAAATTTATAATAATTCCAAAGATAAAGAGAAGCAAATTTCTACTTTAATTCAGGGTTTAAAACCATTAATCGAATCTCCAGGGGATGCTACCCTCATTGTTCCATTGATTAAAGAATATATGGAAATAGCCGTTAAAAACGACGAGGCATTAATCAAAATGGCTGGTATTGTTCAACGTGCTATGATGAATGCTGGTGCTAACGAGGATTTACTTTTAAGTGACGCCGATAAGGAAATGTTATTTAAAAGTTTAGATGACTTGGGTACAAATATTAAACAAACTGAAATAAAAGAAGTAGATGTCGTTAATTCCTAATTTTGGGGGCAATGTTGCTGGATTTGGCCGTCAAACCAAAAGTGGCCGTAAACCACAAATTTTCCCTGCTAGGGTTAAGGATATTGTATTACAACCTAGTACGAACCCTAACTCATTATTTTCTCTAAATAAAGGATATCCTTCTATAGGATATATTACTTTCCATCCTTTATATTCGGTTGTTGATACAGATAATCAAGCCAATTTAATAGCTGCGCCAATGGATGTAAACATTAGGCGTTTACCTTTAATTAATGAAATTGTATTAATAATACAATCAACAGATATATTAAACGAAGATCCTCAAGCGCAAAAATATTATTATCTAAATAATGTTAATGTTTGGAATAGTGTACATCATAATGGTTTTCCTGATTTACAAAACTTATCGGCAACACAAAAAACTGAGGTATTACTTGGGTATTTAAGTACTCAAAATGGGTTAGTAAAAAAACAAGATGATTCACCTAAAGATTTATATTTAGGAAATACATTTATTGAAGATCCACAAATTCGAAATTTATATCCTGTTGAGGGTGATACCATGATTGAAGGGCGTTTTGGTAACTCAATCCGCTTTTCCCACACATCAATATTTCCCTCTCAATCAGTAACAAGTCCTTGGAGTAAAACAGGAAAAAATACAAGTCCAATTACTATTATTCGCAATGGACAAACAAAACAAACTCCATCTATAAGGTGGACTCCTATATTTGAAGATATTGATGGTGATGCTTCATCAATTTATCTTACTAATGGGCAGGAGATCAATATGACTTTTGCTTCTAAAAATTTAGCATCATACAATATGGTCGTTACTGCATCAGCAGCAGTAGTTCAAATTCCTAATGTTGTAGTACAACCTCAAAATCAACCAATGATTGAATCAGATGCTAAAGAATTAGAATTAGCGTCTCAAACTCCTGTCGATGTATTAACACCTAGTGGTACCTCAGGTACTTCAGGAACTTCAGGTTCATCAGGCACAAGCGGAACTTCAGGTTCCTCAGGCACAAGCGGAACTTCAGGTAATAATTCAACAACTCAAAACCCTCCACCCACTTCATCAGTAAATCCCGCTCCAGAAAAAACACCTACATCAGGTCCTGGTTCTTCTAAATATGAACCTATTCCTGAATCTAAATTAGGACCATTAACGTGGGCGGGTGAAGAAGTTATGCCTTTATCATATCAAGAAAATTATGCTCAAATAGAAGAAGATGAGTCTCAATATTGGGATACAAATCCACCACCTACTGTTATCCCTAAGGAATTAGAAGAATTTATACCACCTTTACCACCAGGAGCTACTACTACTATAGAAGTTAATTTAACTCCTGAACAACTTGAACGAGCTAAAACATTAACTGCTAAATCTGGTTTAGATATAGTTCCTGGAAATTATACTAACAATGATGGTAATCCAATAACATTAGCTGTAGTAGGTAGTCAAGTAGTAGAAATCGAAGCAGCTAAAGCATTTATAGTAATGGCTGCTGCTGCTAAAGCCGCCCATGTTACTATTCTAGTTAATAGTGGATATAGACCTCCATGGAAAGAGGTTAAGTGTAAATCTAGCAAAGGTGTAAATCTTACATTTATAGATCAATATCAATTGAGAAACCTTAAAAGATGGCAAGATGCTGGAAGTATATGTGGAACATATGATGAAAAACAAAGAAGGGAAGCTGCTCCTAGGTGTTTCTTTCCACAAACTGCTCCTCCTGGTAAATCTAGACATGGAGATGGAATTGCTATTGATATTAATACTGGTGGATTCCCATCTAAATTACCCCCCACAACTGCTTTAACTAATGTATTTGTATGGATGGCTTTAAATGGTTGGAAATATGGATTTTTTAGAACAGTACGATCCGAAACTTGGCATTGGGAATATCATCCACAATTAGCAAAAAAAGGACCATACGCTAAATTAAAAGGAGTAGCAGATGCTAATTTCAAAAGAACTATGACTCTTAATGGTGTAACATATGATTTAGGAAATATTAAAGTAGTATAAAATGGCATACACTCCAGAATTTCCATATAAAGGTGATCAAGCAATTATAACATCAGGGCGAGTATTATTAAATGCTAAGGATGATTCTGTGTTTATATTTGCTAAAAAATCAATAGGTTTTTCTTCAGCTGGTACTATTAATTTTGATAGTGATGATGCATGTATTATTAATTCACCTAAAATTTATTTAGGATTAAATGCAACTGAACCACTAGTTAGAGGGGGAAGATTAGCTGATTATTTAGGAGATTTAAATGATTCTTTAGTTCTATTAGCTAAGGCTTTATCGAAAGTAAGAATTCTTCCAGATGGATCTACTTTTGTGGCTCTTAACGTTGCGGGAGCTGATTTATTAAAAACAATTGAATTACTATCTACTCAAGTAGATGGTTTATTATCAAAAAATAATTTTACACTATAAATGCCTTCTCCTCCTACTCCAAATACTAACCCTAATCCTAATCAGGCACCAATTCAATCTACTCCACCTGCTGCACCCACTCCTTCTCCAGCGGCTGGTTCAACTACACCTGCGGCTGCAGTAAAACCTCTTTCTCAACAAGAGGTATTTGCATTAAATAAGCAAAACATTCCTACAGGTGAGATGGCAAACGTAAAAGAAATGCAAGAAGTAGTTGCTAGACTTGACACCAAAAGAACCAAAAGAAAAAAATTAAGATTAAAAGAAAGGGAAGTAATCAGACAACTTAAAGGAATAACTCCAATGGATTACCCTTATGATGCTTCGAACATGGGTAAATTTTTACAAAATGCTACTACTCGAGCTATTCAAATAAGTAAAGACATAAAGAAAGTAATAGTTAAAGCATCAGACAAAGTTGAAACAATAAATGAAATTGATTTATGTAATTTAGTAAGTTATTTTCTCACACAAGCTTTACCCTCAGGATCTAATGTAGAACAACAATTCCAAAAAGTAAAAGATCAAGCTAGTGAATTATTACAGAAAATAGAAGAAACAGAACAAAAAATTGTTAATCAACCTTTTACTAAATCTTCTATAGCTCCTCCTGCTAATGCTTTAACAGGAAGTGTTACTTCATCTAGTGCAACTACTAATGTAAATAGTGGGGCACCTGCTCCAACTAACATAGCTGCTCAAAACGCAAATTATGGTGGCAGTGGAACATTTAATACACCCCCTCCCCCAGCTGTTCAATCTGTAATAGGAGGAAATAATGGAACTTCTGCTACAATAGGCAGTACTTTAGATGCAATACGTTCAGTAAAGGGACTTATTGATGGTTTAAATATCCCTACTCCAGTATTAAGAGTAATTCCTGGGGGAGGTAAATTACTAAGTTCATTAAAAAGAATTAATGAACAAATTCCCACTAATATAAGTAATTTCCCTAATCAGGATTTACAAAAAATTACTCAATCATTTTCTGAGTTAAAAAATATATTATCCGGTATTTCAAGTGCTGAAAATCCTGCTGATTTATTAGCAGTATTTCAAGCGAAAAATGCCATAACTAAATTACAGGATAAACTAAATCCTGTTAAAATTATTCCTGCATTAAACGAAATTGTAAAATCACTTGAAGTTTTAAGTAAAGTTTTAAATACAATTACAAGTTATTTAGGTAAAATAACTACTGTTGTAAAAACATTAAGCATAATTGTAAACGTATTTGAAGTTTTAATTAAATATATTCGTAAATTACCTCTTCCTGCCCGTTGGGCAACAGTTGGTGTTATTGTCACTCTCAGCAATATAGCAGATAAGCTAGAAAAAAAAGTAAAACAAATATCTTCTGATTTATCTCAAGTATCTTATTTCTTATCTACATTTGTTTCTATAATATCAGGTATTAATAGAAAATTAGCTGTATTAGTTTTAGATTTAAGAATTTTATTACAAAACCTCAAAAAATGTAAAAAAACAACTAATCTTCCTATAACTGAAAAATTAGAAGCAGCAACGTTAGTTTTAGAAAATAGTTTAGCTGCTTTAGAAGATGTTTTACCAAAAACTAATCCAAATAAAAAGATTATATATAAAGGATTTACTTTAGAAATTATTGAAGAACAAGTAACTGATGAAGGTATTTCTATAAATAGAAGATATGGTGTTGCTTTAAATGCAAGAGGAGTAGTAGTTGTTCAAACTAAATTAACATTTGCTACTAATCTTGATATAATAAGAAATGAATTACGTTATTTAATTGATGCAAATAATCTTAATGCAAACCCAATTGCTCAAAATACAATAAGTGAAGAAAATCAAATTCTTGCAGATCTTGATTTACCAAGTGAACAAGAACAAATAGATGATGCTGCTGAAGCTCAAGCACAAATTGATAATTTAATTAAACAGATTCCTGCTGAAGAAAATCTTAAAAAAGAACGTAGTAAAAAAGATAAACGTAAGTTTAGACGTTTGATACGTGTAGTTAAAAGATTAAGAACAACAGTAATTTTTGGTAAAAAATTAACTAAAGAACAAATTAAAGCTAAAGTATTAAATAAAAATAGATTTGACCAATTTGACGAATCTGATTTTGAAGAAGCATGGAAAGCTAGCCAATCAGCCATTATACCAATGTAAATAAATTATGGTTTTATAAATATTTATATATATGAAAGTTGAAACATTTAGAAAATTAATAAGAGAAGAGGTAAAACGCGCGCTTCGTGAAGAATTACCATCTTTACTTACTGAAGTTACTAAACAACCTGAAGGGGTAGCTAAACCAGGACGTGCCTTTAGTGGTTTATTTGAAGGAATGGACCAAAAAATTAAACAACCAGTTATTGAAGCTACGGGCAATCCAATGCTTGATTTATTAAATGAAACAAAATTAAGCATGTTAAATGAAGGGAACAGTGAAGAATGGAAATCAATAGGTAACTTTGATTCAAATAATGTTAATAGTTATCGTTCTGAAATGATGAATGCTTTTGGGGGTGCTCCTGTTGTACAATCAGTAGATCAAATGTTAGCATCAGCCAGGCCTTCAGAGGATATTAACAGAGTACAAATTAATGCTGTTCCTGATTTTAGTAAAATGATGGGTACTTTAAAAGAAAAAGGTAAAATATAATGCCTACTGTAAATTACATATTTAATAATAACCTAGATGGTGATAAAAGACCAAGTACTGGGGTAGGTATTTCTTTACCATTTGATGGCCCAACAGGTATTAATCAAACATTTACTACTCAAGAAGCTATAAAATCTAATTTACTTAATTATTTTTTAACTGATAATAGAGAAAGAGTATTTAATCCTAGCTTTGGGTCAGGTATAAGAGGCATGTTATTTGAACAAATCACTACTTCAACTACTAGTGAATTAACACAGATGATTTCAAATGAAATTGCCATTTACTTTCCAAATATTATAGTTGAAAATTTAAAAATTACTCCTTTTTATGACCAAAATACAATCCAAATATATTTTCGCTATTCAGTAGCATTAACTAATATAGAAGATGAAATTCAAGTAACATTTCAAAATGCCACATTAAATGCCAACATCTAAAAAAGTATCATATATAAATAAAGATTTTGATACGTTTAAACAACAACTTATTAATTTTGCTAAAACGTATTACCCACAGTCATACAATGATTTTACTGAGGCCTCACCTGGTATGATGTTTATTGAGCAAGCTTCTTATGTAGGAGATGTTTTATCATTTTATTCTGATAATCAAATTCAAGAAAATTTTGTTCAGTTTGCTAAACAAAGAAGAAGTTTATTAGCTGCTGCTTACAGAGGAGGTTATATTCCTAAGGTAACAGCTGCCGCTACTACTTTAGTAGATATATATCAAATTATTCCTTCACAAATTGTTTTTGGTCAATCTATTCCTAATTGGGATTATGCTTTAATTATTGAACAAGGTGCTCAACTTTCATATGTTAATGATCCTTCAATTCAATTTTATATTGAAAACAAAATCGATTTCACTCAATCAGGTTCGTCAGACCCAACTGAATTAACCGTTCGTTCCCTCAATAGTTTAAACCAACCCGATTTTTATTTATTAAAAAAACAAGCATTAGCTGTAGCGGGAACGGTACAATCAACTACTTTTACTTTTGGTGCTCCTGAAAAATTTCCAACTGTTACAATTAATAATAATCAAATTATAGAGATAGTAAATGTAGTAGATGGAGATGGAAATAAATGGTATGAAGTGCCTTATTTAGCTCAAGAAACAATATTTACCCCTGAGGAAAATACAATATTAAACGATCCTAATTTATATCAATATAGAGATCAAGTCCCATATTTGTTAAAATTACAAAAAGTTCCAAAACGTTTTGTTAGTAGATTCTTATCTGATGATACCTTACAAATACAATTTGGAGCAGGTGTTTCAAATGCTGCTGACGAATATATTACTCCAAATCCAGAAAACGTAGGTATAGGTTTACCTTATGGGGTTGATAAAATGACTACAGCATACGATCCCTCTAACTTTATGTATACAAAAACATATGGTATTGCTCCTTCAAATACAACATTAACATTTCAATATCTTGTAGGTAGGGGGGTGGCCTCAAATATTCCATCAAATACATTAGGTTTACTTGCCTCAGGTAGTATTTCATTTTATGGAAGTAATTTAAATGCTTCCCTTGCTAGTAATGTTCAACAATCATTAGTATTTAATAATCCAATCGCGGCTACAGGTGGTGGTGATGGTGATACAAATGAAGATTTAAGATTAAATACTCTTGCTTCCTATCCTACTCAATTACGTACTGTAACTAAAGATGATTATTTAATTAGGGCTTTATCTATGAATCCTAAGTATGGTATTGTATCTAAGGCATATATTACTCAAGAAAAAGCAGTTACACAAGACACGTTTGCGGAAATAGAAAATAACCCATTTGCCTTAAATTTGTATGTACTATCAAGAAATATTCAAAACAAACTTGAATCACCTACATTAGCATTAAAACAAAATTTAAAAACATTTTTAGGTGAGTATAGAATGTTAACAGATGCTGTTAATATTCTTGATGCCTTTATTATAAATATTGGTATAGATTTTGATATAATTGTTAGACCAAAATACAATAATAGAGATGTATTAAATAGATGTTTAACAACATTAAATGATTATTTTTCTATAGAAAATTGGCAAATAAACCAACCTATAATTCTTGCCACCATATATAGTTTACTTGATACAATAGACGGTGTTCAAACTGTACAAAACGTTGATGTTTACAATATTGTAGGAGAATCAACAGGATATTCTAAATATGCTTACGATATTAAAGCAGCTACAATTAATGGAATTATTTATCCTTCATTAGATCCGAGCATTTTTGAAGTAAAATTTCCAGGAAATGATATTCAAGGTAGAGTAGTTACTTTCTAAAAAGTATTAAGTAAGTATATTTATATAGGATTAAGTATACTTATGGCAATCTATAAAATATTCCCCGAAAAAGATGCGTTCATGTGGAATGAACAGCCTGTTCAAAATACAGGCCGCGATGAAATTCTTGAAATTTCAACGTATAATGACCCTTCCGTAATAAATGGTAATTTAAATACATTACCCTCAGCAACCAGAGCATTAGTTAAGTTTCCACTTTCTCAAATAAATCAAGTAATAGATTTAGTTAATCAAGATAGTGCTTTTTCTCAACTAACTGCTTCTTTTCAATTATATTTAGCAAACGCTTCCAATTTACCTCAAAATTATACTTTAGTAGTCAACGCTATTTCTCAATCATGGGAAATGGGTACGGGACGACTAGCAGATAGACCAAGAACAACAAATGGGGTTTCTTGGACTTATCGTTTGGCTTCTGCTTCTTTTGCTGAATGGCAAACTTCAAGTTTTCAAGCCAACGTAACTTCCTCAGATAATGGTATTCAAAGAGGAGGTGGTAACTGGTTTATAGTACCTTCTTCTTCCCAAACATTTGACTACACCTCAGATAAAGACACTAATTTTGATGTCACTCAAATGGTTAAATATTGGTATAGCCATAGTCAGGGATATTTACCTGGTGAATCTTTTGGTAATGAAGGATTTATTATTAGATACACTGGAAGTCAAGAATTTAATACAGCGAGTATTCAACAACTAAGTTTCTTTTCAATGGATACTCACACCATTTATCCTCCAACCTTGGAATTTAAATGGCCTGATTATACTTTTAATACTGGTTCTTCATCAATTGTAAATAATAATCAATTTATTACTACTATAGGTAATTTACAAGAAGAAATGCCTGAAAATTCAATATATAGATTTAATATATATACAAGAGACCAATTCCCCACCCGTTCATTCCAAACCCAATCAGTATATTTAAATACAAAACTTCTACCAACAAATAGTTTTTGGTCATTAATTGATTTAAACACAGAAGAAGTTATAATTGATTTTAGCAATTGTACAAGATTAAGTTCAACCCCAGAATATAACTATTTTAATGTTTATATGAATGGGTTAGAACCGGAAAGATATTATCAAATATTGATTAAAACTCAAATTGGTGAACAGGAAATAATTATTGATAATCCATCATATTATTTTAAAGTTGTAAGATAATGAGTCAAGAAGTCCAATTAACTAAAAAGGTATATGGAAGAGGATTATATCCTCAGATTATAGATACTAACTTTACCCAATTAGTACCTCCTACTGCTTCAGTTCCTAACGTTCTTACAGTTCCTGAATTTTTTGAAGCATATGATAATTTATTTTATGAAATTCCAATAGAAGGAGATATTAATTCTCATACTTATTTAGTAGCTAGAAGTTCTGAATATATTGGAGCAACAGTTCAAAATGATGAAATAAATGGATTATTAGAGGAAATTAATTCATTAAGACAAGAACTTTTAGATGCTAACAAAACGATTTTAGATTTGACGATAAATAGGGCGGGTTAATGGAAAATATTAATGTTCAAAATATAAATTACATAGAGGTACCTGAAAACCAAGAATATACTCCTAAAGATCAGGGGGTATTAAATTCAATTTTTATAACTAAAAATTTTGGTTTAGATACTGATTATATTGAAAACTTTATATATTCTCCCTCAGGTGAATTACTATCTTCAAATTATAATTTTAACAATTATAAAGTATATCTTACTTACGAAGGTTCAGGTACATTTAATCAATTATACATGTCTCCTGAGGATGATGTCAAATCAAAGGGCATTAATCAGGGTACAGTAAATTCAATTTATTATTTTTATAGAAAATTACTTAGTAGTTCTCCATTTCAAAAGTTTTTAATTAAAGATATTTCTTCAGATAGAACTGAATTACGTGTTATTTTACCATCAGTATCCGTAGATGATTTACAATTAGCTTTTATCGCATGGTCAAATTTAGTTAATGCTAGAAATTATTATAGTGATTTTGTACTTAATTTTAGTGATAATATTACCTTAATTGGCGTTAATTTAGCTTTTGAAGATAGTTTAGTTCCTACTTTATTAATTAAATTATACGAACCTTTACCCCTTCAGTTTGATACTAATGATGTTTTTTGGTTAGTAGAAGAAGTATCTGATCCTATTACTTATGAAGTTACAATTCAACAAGAATTTGTAAATGTAATAGAATCAACCCAATTAAGAGGTCCAAATATTACTATTGATATTGAAGATAAACCAAATTTATCAACTGAAAAATTTAGTTTAGATGAATTACGTTCTACAGAAGTAACATCTTCATTACAACAATTAGTATCTTTATTTGATGAAACAAGTGTTGACATTAATATTGAGTATGAAAATCCTGATGGCTCAACTGCTTTTGCAAATTTTGTTCATTTTTCTTCCGCAGCTGAACGTTTAACAAATTTTAAATATAAATTAACATTAATACAAGGTTATCAAAGTGATATTAATGCTTTAGATACTGTCATTGCTTCACCTTATGTTTCTCAAAGTAAAGCTCCTATACAAGCTAAAATTGATGAAATAATTAAGCATTTTGATAATTATGAATATTTTTTATATTATAATTCATCATCAGCAGCATGGCCCAAAGTAAATAGTAGTCAACCTTATGTTTTATACTCAGTAACAAGTTCAACAGCATTAACTTGGTTTGGTGATGACAATTATGGACAACCCTACTATGGAGGTCAATATTTATCTGCTTCAATTTATGATAATTTAAATTCCAATTATGTTTGGAATACAATGCCTTCTTACATAACAACTGACCCTCAAAATGCAATTATTCAGTTGTTTATTTCAATGTTAGGTCAACACTATGATTATTTGTGGACTTATATTAAAGCAATTACTGATATTCAAAGTGGAGATAACAGATTAGAATATGGTATTTCAAAAGATTTAGTAGGGGCTGCTTTACAATCTTTTGGTATCAAATTATATGGCAATAATCGCAATAATGAAGATATTTATACTGCTCTTTTAGGTATAACACCTTCAGGTTCATTATTACCCTCAACGGGTTCATTATTAATTACTAATTATGTAACAGCCTCTTATCAAACTATTCCAGATAGTGATTTAGTAGCTGAAGGATATAAACGTTTATACCATAATTTACCTTACTTATTAAAAGCAAAAGGTACTTATAATGGTTTAAGAATATTAATGAATTGTTTTGGTATTCCTCCAACCTTGCTTCATGTTGATGAATATGGTGGAAATATTAAAACAACAGATTCTATAGAAACATATTTTGAACGTTTTGCTTTCCAAACTGATTTTGAAGGGTATGGTAATATTAATGTTCCTTGGTTACCTTCATTAGCACAATTTATTGATACAGGTGATCCAAATCTAATGCCTGATGCTATTGAATTTAGATTAAAAACACCAGGCATTCCTACAACAGGAAGTTTTACAGAACCAGTATTCCAAGTAGGTAAAGGTTCTAATTTTAGATTTGGTGTCAAACTTGCTTATAGTCAATCATATAACAACTATGTAAGTGGAACTATTACATCTCCTGCTTCACCATATTATGGACAACGACTAGGAAATAATTTCCAAGAGTATGGTTTAATGCAGTTAGCGATGTCTGGCTCTCAAGGATATTGTTATAGTGCTCCTATTTATTTGCCCTTTTTTAATGGAAATTGGTGGAGTATTTTATTATACAGAGAAAATCCAGCATCTGACAACATATCAGATAACACATATTGGTTAGTAGCTAAAAACTCTATTTACCAAGGTGAAGATGGAACCACAATTGGTTTTCAAGCATCATCATCGATTTATGTGATGGGTGCTGTTTCGTCTTCTTATAACAATTCATGGAACTATTATAATTCTACTCCTGTTGCTTCAGCATCATTAATTCCTACTGATGCTTATTTAGGTGGTACTGGAAGTAATAATGTGTTGGCTCCAAACGGAGTTGGATTTACAGGTTCATTTCAAGATTTAAGATATTGGAGAAGAACACTTGGGTTAGAATCATTTAATAAACACGTATTGAACCCAATGTCAATTCAAAATAACCAATTTTCGGGTTCAAATGACTCTTATAACGATTTAATATTTCGTTTAGGTCTAGGTAACGATTTAATGGCTACTCCTAACGGTCTTACTTTTACAGGTAGTGCTTATAGTGTAGATCCTTATGGAAATGCTTATTATTTAACAGCCTCATATACATCATCAGATGCTTACTTACAATCAGTTCATCCAGCAATTACAGGTACTGTTAATCCAACAGCCTCATTTATATTTCCTCTTAATACATCAGGATATGTTATAAATTTATATAATGTTGGTACATACCAACTTATTTTAAGTGGTAGTCCAACAGGGGCATATAGTGGTTCTTTTTATAGTGGTAGTTATTACACAGGCTCTACACAATATGATTTATACACACTTTCTTTTGGTATAAATAACTCTGGAAGCCAAGGTGATACTACATACTATGCTTTACAATCAGCTCCTAATATAGGTGCTATTTCCCCCGTTGATGATAAAATAAGAATTATAGAACAAAATTTAATAACGGGAAGTACTTTATCACCTTTTATAAGTATAACACAACCACAACTTAATCCAATCACCCCAGATTTTCCTTATTTAGATATAAGTTTATCTCCTCAAAATTCAATTGATTATGATATTATTAATCAATTAGGATATTGGAACATTGATGAATATATAGGTAATCCTTTAGATGCTCAAAGCACTTTTTATCAAAGTCTTAATACATTTAGAAATTATTACTTTAAAAAATATATTCAAAAATATAACGTTCTTGATATAATGAGATTATTAGGATATTTCGATAACTCATTATTCAAAATGATTAAGGATTGGGTTCCTGGTCGTGCTGCTTTGGCTTCGGGGGTTATTATTAGACCTAACTTGCTCGAAAGAGTTAAAACTCAAAGATTTGAGCCTGATTTTTATACAGGTAGTTATTATACAGGTTCCATTCCAATGGAAGAAATATCTGGTAGTTATAGCTACCAAGTAGATGAACTTACATTTAATTCAAATCATAATGATGTAGCACCAAATGTTCCTCCCCATAATAATCCATCCCAGTCATTATTTACTAATGAATCAGGAATATATGCTTATACTATTACTGATCAAAGATCTCAATTTGATGGTCAGTATGGTGGGAGTGAAATTATAACTTATACTCAACCTACTTCTAGTATGGTAATGGAAGTTAATAAATTAGATTTATTTGATATTCCTGATGCTCAAGAAATAGCAATTGCTACTACATACTCAGTTTTACCTTTCCTACCGACATTAAATACAGTTAATAATGCTAGAACAACAACCCAACACCTAGATATAGATTATTCATCTAATCCAAATATTGCTGTAAATAATAGTTTTATCACAGGTAGATTTGGGGGTAGTTTAACAGGTTCAACCGCGGCTGCTCCAAACTCACAATTATCACTTGTATTATCACAACAATCATCTTCATTCTTAAATGCCCCTATTCAAGATAGTAATTATACTATTACTCCAATAATTGGTTCTAGATATGATGGTGTAAAACTTATAGCTAGAACTTATAATACTTACTCTGTAGGTGATATATCATATGGTGAATCTCCTGTTATTAATAAAAATTCTATTTTATTTAGTTATTTTAAAGAAGTAATATCAACAGGTTCTAGTATGATGGTAAATACATCTTCTTTAACCCCTTATATCAGTAATGTTTATATCAAGTATCTTATTGATGCTGAATCAAATGTACTTGAATTAACAAAACAAAATAAAAACATTTTTGAAGTTCAAGAAATATATAATAATCAACAAGCTGTAATTTCATTATTTAATAATCAACAACCATCAAATCAAAAATTCTTAGATGGTTTAAAAGATATATATGCTGGTGGATTTAAATATTCTCCTATTTCTTATAATCCATTAGCCGCTTCTTCATTACAATATAACCTTACATCCTCTATAGTAATATCTACTACAGCAACGGGGGAAACAGGAATATTTACTGCGGCTACTGCTCCTGCAGGAGTTGTGCCTGCAAGTGTTGGAATTTCAAGCAGCATGAACTGGGGATCTAGTTACCCTTACATTTCAGGATATATGAATCTTTATCCTACTTTTTCAGTAACTAGAACAGGTGATTTAGCCTCATCCGGCGCTGGAGGTTATTTAACTAGCTCTATTAATGTTTATGTAGGTTTTTCATCTTCTTTTCAAGTAACTTTTGGCCATTGGAATGATAATATGCCTGTAACTCCAATGGTTTTTTTAGGAGGATATAGTTTAAATAATGTGGTTTCTCAATCATATTCTCCTTCCACTATTGTATATGGAACTTTTTATGGTGATTTGCCTGCAATTTCTATTCCAGCAGGAGTACTTTCAATAACATATGTAGCTAGTCCTTTATACATTTATATAAATGGCAATGGTACTAATTTTTATGATGCTACTTATACTGCATATGGTGGTCCAAACTCATTATCATTAGCTAATCTTGGTGGCGCGGGTTCAGCATATGCCATTACTCAACAAGCAACTTCTTTAGTAACCCAAATTATTTCAGGAGCAATAGATCCTGGATTTGATGGTGGAGGTCACAGATATTTCTTTAAAAGAGATCTATCAGGTTCATTTAATTATCTTACAGCTTCTGATTCAATGTCTTATTGGTATGGAACATATATCCAATCAAGATCAGCAGCTATGTCTCAAAGTGGATATGAACTTATTGAAGAACCATTTACAATTAATAGAGGTGATTTATTTAGATTTTATGAAGCTGCTAGTAATAGCTGGCCAAAAACTCTTGAACGTGAAGTAAAAAGTATATATGTTCCCACATCAGGTGAATTTTCTGCAGGTAAAAGAATGATTATTGAATTTGATGAACAAATTGATCCAAGGGCATGTTATGATTATTTAAACCCATCAAGTTCAGACGCTTGTTATCAAGTTCAAAAATTTGTTATAATGAAAAAAACACCTGATGAAACTAATATTACTCTTGATTATCAAAAACAACCAGGATTAACTTCTGATGGTATTATATTACCAGCGGATGCTCCTACATCATTAAGAGATAAAGCAGGTAATATTGTAAAACAACTTAAAGCACAAAACTTAATTTAGAAATACAAAAACATTATATTTATATATAGTAAACATTAAAACATGGGATATTTAAATTCAACTACGGTAACAGTAGATGCAATATTAACAACAAAAGGTAGACAGTTATTAGCTGCAAATGATGGTTCATTTAGAATTACTCAATTTGCTTTATCTGATGACGAGATTGATTATACTTTATACAACCCTAACCATCCTTCTGGTTCTGCTTTTTACGGTGAAGCTATTGAGGCAATGCCAATTATTGAAGCTTTTCCCGATGAAACGCAAATCTGCAAATACAAATTATTTACTGCTCCTCGTGGAACAGCTAAATTACCTGTAATTGATATTGGTTATGCTTCAATTACCTTAAAACAAGGGGCTACATTATCAATTACCCCCCAAACATTAAATTACTTGGGTGCTGCTACTACATTTGAATCTTCTGGTTATACAGCTACTATAGGTGATGTTAGAACATTATCTCAATTTAATGGCGTAGGTATTAATACACCTGAAGTAACTGCTTTAAATGTTTCTACTACAATAGGAACCATCGTAAGTAAAACAGTAATCGGTACTACAATTAATATGACTGGTACAACAGTTAATACCTTATTTGGTTCTTCAGCAACTGCTCTTTATACTCAATTAATTATCACAGGTAGAGATTCAGGTGCTCGTTTAACAATCCCCGTAACCATTACAAAAGTAACACAATAATAAAATATGAGCTATATACAATTAAATCCTGAAGATTTTGTAGTAAGTGCAGATTCAGTTACAGCCACACTATGGTCAAATGCTACTCCTACATTAACTACATTTTTTACTTCATCAACAGGAGTAGGTGGAACTACTACTGGTTCTGCTAATTACTTAAATGTATACCAATCAAATCCTGCGTTAACGGCAAGTGCAGCAACTCAATTCTCAATTGCCTATGGACGTATAGATAGTTCAGGTTCAGCTCCTTATAATTTATTAGTTCCTAATAATACTCCTACAAGAGTAACTTATGGACAATATAGAACATTAGTTAATGGAGATGAAAATACAAACTTTAACTTTGGATTAAATAACACAAGTTCAGTAGATTTATATGTAATTAATATTGAAAGAGCTCGTTACAAAGATCATTTATTTTTAGGTACATTTAATTTAAGATTATCTTGTTTAGGAGGTGGTGGTGATTTACCTACTCCTCATACTGGATCTATTGTGTTAACAAATAACAGCAATAACGTATCAACAGTTACTTATTGTGATGCTGGTAGAGTTTATGATATTGTAAGTGGTACAAATGGTACTGCTATTACAACAGCATCCTTTCCAGGAGTTTCTGCTGGTTATACTCCTTCTGGTTCTTATGGTAAATACTTACCTGATGTTGGTTTAATTTTATTAAATCCAAGAGCATTAGCTTTGCCTTTTGTTTCAGGAGGTGTAAACATTCAACCATATTCAGCTTCCGTTGCTACAACTTACAATGGTGATTTAACAGGACCTTCTGGCTCAATTGCTAGATTATTCCAATCAATTTCAGGATCATTATCTTCTGGTTCATTTCAAATTAATAGTGAAGAACAAATCAGCTCGGATTATGTGTTTATAAGAGCTATAAATTCAGAATTTAATTATTCAACAAACCCCTCTATTATTAGTGGTAGTGGTGAATTTATATATCCATCATTAGTAAATAATCCTCAAACTTACCCAACAACAGTAGGTTTGTATAATGATAATAATGAACTATTAGCAGTAGCTAAATTGTCAAAAGCTTTACCAAAAGATTTCACAAAAGAAATATATATTCGTGTTAAGTTAGACTTCTAATGAATGAGTTTTGCATACAAAACATTAAAAGGATCCGATATTTCGATATCGCCGTATATTGCCAATAAGCAATATGCCTTTCCGAGCAATAGTTTATCTAGCTCTGGAATAATAGTTTATACTGGTGAATACGATCCTCAATATATTATAAGCGGAACAGTTTATAATGCTTTTGATCCTATTAATGATGTAAAAAATAATGGTTATTACAGAAGATTGATTTTTGATTCAATTCAAAAATTATATTACCAAAATTATATTTCAGGATCACTATCAGGTTCGTTTTTCGTATCTTCTTCATATGAAAATTATAACCAAACGACCTTAGCATCTGGTGCTTTTGATGCTACAGTAGTAAAAATTTTTAATACTAATACTTCATCTGCTACTCAACCTAAAATTAGAGTAATTTCTATTCCTCAAGACATTTATGGTAATGGTATTCAGCCCGGTACCTTTATAATTTCAAGTTCTACTTACTACATACAAGATGATGGCCAAGGTAATCTATGGGATTATATAACCTCAGGATCGATTTATAATAAAGACCCTTATAGTGGGTCTTGGTATGCCGGGATGAATGATACAAAAATATATGTTGGAAATATAGTTTATTCCCCAGGATTTGCTATTGTAACAAATCCAGATTACTTATGTTTTTATCCTTCTGATCCTGCTGCTTTAAATGATAACTATACAATATTAAACGTTTCTGAAAGTAAAGTATTACCTATTTTAGATAATGATTTTGATGATTGTAATAATATTGATGATTCAACCGTGATGACTTATCCTTTAACAGGATATAGTTTTCCTTCATTTTCAATTGTAAGTGGAGATATTCATATTACTGACTGCGGTGCTAATAATTTACAAGTTACTCCTGGTGTATATAAAATATTATACACAGTAAATAATGATAAAGGAGCAACAAGTAATCTAGCCACTTGTAGTTTAAATATATTATCAAGTAAATTAACTTCATCTCTCATTGCTTTTACTTCAGGATGCTGGGGTATCGCATCAAGCCAATCAGCAACTTTTTCACTTGATTTAGGTATTCCTCCATATAGCTATTCCTTAGATAATATAACTTATACTGGATTTAGTGGATGTCCTTCTTTATATCAACCTATTGTAAGTTTATCTGTTCCAACAGCAGATAACGTTAATGTTTATCTTAAAGATGTAGAAGGAACTATTATTTCTTATTCTTTAGACACGCAATTATTTCCTATAGTTCCAAACCCAAGTTATTTAGATACTTGTATAAATGGAAGTACAGGTATTATATCTGCTAGTGCTACAGGTGGAAACCCAACAAATGCTTTATCAGCAAGTTATCAATCAGGTTCCTATAATAGTGGATATTTTCCACTAGTTGGAGGTTCTTATGTGTTTACAGGATTAAATAGTGGTAGTTATACTGTGACTTGGAAAGATAATAATAATTGTACTACTTCTTCTAATATTACTATTACAACTCCTCCCCCAATTAATATTTCCCTTCAATCAGTTGAAGCAGATTGCCCTGGAGGTACAGGAGAACCGAATGGAGGTATTGCTGTTAGTGTAACTGGAGGATCTGGTTTATACAATTATAGATGGAAGAACGTCGCGGCAGACCAATTTGTAAGTTTTGTAGAAGATCCTGTAGGATTATCTGCTGGAAACTACGAATTATATGTAAGTGATAGTACAGGATGTAATAATACTACTTCAAGTGTTATAACAGTAGGATCTGTCACCGCTGTTGGATTTACAGGATTTACTATTGCCTCTTCTTCATGTTATGGAAGTGGTGGTGGTGGAAGCATTACTGGAGGTTCTCTAACTGGAGGATCTGGTAGTTTAAGTCCTGTATTTACTGGCCCTAGTGGGTTTACTTCAAATAGTGTAAATATTATTAATCTAAATACAGGTAGTTATACATTAACTGTTACAGATTCAGCTACAGGATGTTATTATACTTTTGGTCCTTATGCTGTTAATCAACCCACCGAATTTAAATCATCTTCTTTTAGTATAGATAGAGAGGCTGCTTTATCTTCACCTATTGGTCCTTATCGTATTAGATTTGCATTTCAAGGAGGTACTTTAGATACAGGTGGTGGTTATACAGCTTCATTATATTTAAGTTCAAGTGCTGGATTAAGTTTACAATACACAATAACTGCTTCCACAACATCTACTCAACAACTATTATTAACTCAATCTTGTTTAACTGCATCTACTAACTGGGTATTGTTAGGAACAGATAATAATAATTGTACATCTTCAAATTATAGTCCTTCATATTATCTATCTTTAGCCCCACAAGTAGTACAACAAATCCCAGTATGCTTTACTGGTAGTATTTCATCAAATGTTTGTAATTGTGCTTCTGGGTCCCCCACAATATTTTATTTATCATCTTCTTTTGCAAGTAGCGCTACTGCATCCTCAACAATAACAAATCTTAGTTCATTATTAGCAGCAAATGGAAATATAGATGCTTTAATTTGGAGTAATTGTGCTCAAACAACAACAGCTTCTGTAGGTAGCTATTCTGATGGAATTGGCAATTATGGAGATATTGGATTAGGAACAGGAACAGGGGGATGGATAAATAATTTTGACCCTTGTCCTATAGCAGTATCTAAAAGTATAAACACTACTATTAATAATAATCCAATTAAAGTAATATCTTCCACCCAGCTTCAATATCAATATGGAGCAGCAGTTACTAGTTCAAATTTTAATTTAGTATGGAACGGTGTAACTACTACTTCTTCTTTACACCTAATCCCAGCATCTCCTGGAGTAGGTTCATATACAGTAAGTGCTTCACTTAATCAAGCTTTAGCCCCACAAGTAGACATTATTGCAACTGTAGCAGTTACTAGTGGTTCTGTTGGATATGAATCTTCAACATATTATTTGTTTGGACCTACAACTTTTTCAGGAGTTACAGAGGCTAGTTTTACATCTAATCCTTTATATGTAACAGGTACTTTCAATTATATAGTAAATATAAATTATAGTGCTATGAGTGGATCTTAAAATATTTATAATTAAATGCCAATATCTTCAATACATACAGGTTCATTTGAAATGAGTTTTAAAAATACATATATTCTTTATGAAAATGAAATACGTTGCACCCTTACTGAAAATGAATTCAACCAATCTCAAAACCCTACTATTACTACAGGTAGTAATGGTGATTTAATTTCTTGGGCTACAGGTTCTAATTTTAAACCTTATGTAACTACTGTTGGTATTTATAATGAGGTAAATGAATTATTGATGGTTGGAAAATTGTCTCAACCTATACCTATTTCAAACATGGTTGATACAACATTTGTTATAAAATACGATACATAATGAATACAGGAAAATGGTTATATTGGGATAAATTAAATCCCAAAGATTATTTAGGTTTTGTTTATAAAATTACGAATTTAACCGACGGCAAATTTTATATTGGTAAAAAATACTTTTGGTTTAACAAAAAGAAAAAATTTACTAAAAAGCAACTTTCTGAACAAACCGGACCTGGTCGCAAATCTACTTTTGAAATAATCAAAATAGAAAGTGATTGGAAAACATATTGGGGCTCATCTAAAGAATTACTTGCTGATGTAAAAGTATTAGGTGAAGATCATTTTGAGTGTATGATACTTAAACCTTGCAAAACCAAAAAACAACTTACATACTACGAAATGCATTATCAATGTAAATTTGAATGTTTATTATCTTCTAGTTTATCTTATAATGATAATGTGTTAGCAAAATTCTTTAAAAAAGATTTTGTTATCTAAGGATAACTTCGTATATTGAAATTATGATTAATTCAATGCTTGTTGGGCTAGTGGATAGCGTATTGGGGAAAGGTTCTCCTACAGCAAGGGGTAATTATTCTTATAAATGCCCTTTTTGCAACCACCATAAAAAGAAATTAGAGATAAATATGGTCCCAACTATTAAGGGAGAAAACCCATGGCATTGTTGGGTGTGTGATGCTAAAGGTAAAACGCTGGTTGGTTTATTTAAAAAATTAAAGATTGATAAAGAAAAAACATTTGAACTTAGATCAACATTAGGTTTTACTGAGAAACGAAAAGATGAAGACGAAAAAATTAAAGTAGAATTACCAAAAGAATTTATTCCCTTATATGAAGCTAAATCAACACCCCAAGCAAAACAGGCTGTTATTTATCTAAAGAAAAGAGGAATTAAAAAAGAAGATATTATTAAATACAATATTGGGTATTGTGAATCAGGACGTTATGAAAACATGGTTATCATTCCCTCATATAATGAAAAGGGCATACTAGAATATTTTGTAGGACGTAGTTTTGAAAAAGACCCTAGACGAAAATTCGATGCCCCCGTCACAAGTAAAAACATTATTGGTTTTGAAAACCTAATCAATTGGAATGTTCCTATTATATTGTGTGAAGGGGCATTTGATGCTATTACTATTAAAAGAAATGCTATTCCGTTATTTGGTAAAATTGTTTCTAAAAAATTAATGCAAAAAATCGTTACCAATGACGTCAAAAAAGTCTATATTGCTTTAGATAAAGACGCCATAAAAGATACCCTCAAATTATCCGAGAAAATAATGAACTCAGGAAAAGAAGTTTACATAGTAGAAATGGAGGATAAAGACCCCAGTGAAATGGGATTCGAACCTTTTACTAATTTAGTACAAACATCAGTACCGCTTACTTTTTCATCATTCTTTTCTCTCAAATTAAATCAAGCATGATAGAAAAAAATTCTAACATTATTCTTGATCCTAAAATTAAGAGAATTGTTGAATATACTGAAGGCAACAAACAAATTAATGTATTAGATCAACGTTTTTACAGACGAAATGGTAAATATTATCCTTCAGTAACCTCAATCTTAAATTATTTTCCTAAAAATCAATTTTTTCATAATTGGTTAAAAGATGTAGGACATAATAGTGATATTATAGCTTCTAAAGCAGCAACTGAAGGCACTATAGTGCACAGCGCTGTAGAATGGTTTTTATTAGGTAATGAATTAAACTGGATTAATGAAGATGGAACTGCAAAATATAGTCTTGAAACATGGAAAATGATTCTGCATTTTGCCGAATTTTGGAACGAACATAAACCAGAATTAGTAGCAACAGAATATCATTTATTCTCAGACGAACATTGTTATGCGGGCACAGCTGACTTAGTTTGTCGTTTTCAAGATAAATTATGGTTATTAGATATTAAAACATCTAATTCATTGCATACCTCGTACAACCTTCAGTTAGCTGCTTATGCTAAGGCATGGACAGAAACACATAACGAAAAGATTGATGAGACCGGTATTTTATGGTTAAAAGCATCCACTAGAGGCGCTTCTAAGGACAAAATACAGGGAAATGGGTGGCAGTTGAAGAACTGCGGAAACCTTGAAAATAACTTCAAAATGTTTTTAAATATATACGATATATACAAGCTCGAAAATCCTGACTTTAAACCTTTAACTGAAACATTACCTACCAGTATTAAAATGAGTCAATAGTGAAATGATGAATATTTATTGGTGGTTTTCCTTGGGAAAACCATTAATTTTATTTATCTTTATTCGCCATGAAATTAAAAGTTATTAAGGAAGCGCCAAAAGACTTAAAAGCAGTGTTAGTTGCTGGTCCCTCTAACGTGGGTAAGTCGACATTTGTTAAATCTGTTATTCCTACTGAATATCAAAAATATATATTAAATCCTGATAAATTTTATGAACCCGAATTAGCTAAAATTGGTGGTGGTTCAATGAATATGAAGGATTTTTCCCCTGAGCAACTATCAGCAGCATCAAAAGCACAAGCGGTAGCTGTAAAACAATACAGATCTGAGTTAGAAAAAGCAATTGGCACAAAACCAGTTATTTTAGATATTACAGGTGGTAGCTTTAACAAAGTAAAAGAAACAAAGGAAAAATTAGAAAAACAAGGCTATGATGTAATGATGGTTTTGCTATACGCTTCACCATATACTACTTTATCCCGCAATATGGGTAGAGATAGATCACTAGATCCAGGTATTGTAATTAGAAATTGGGAAGATGTAATTAAAAATATAGAACAATACGAGCAACTATTTAGTGCTGATAATTTTGCTTTAATAGATAACGATCCTCAAGGTGCTAATAAAAGTTTTAACCTAGAAGACATAGAACATCTATTTGATAAATCTAAAATCTGGGCTTTAATATCTGACGAAGATAAAGTAAAAATAGAAGCACGTATTCAAACACTTATTGATAAAACTGAAGATGCTAACTTTGTGGCATTTGATGAATTAGCAACTAAATTAAAAGGATTTCTTAAATAATGCCACAGATTTATCTTGATATGGATGGTTTATTAGCAGACTATGAAGGTGGTTTGAAAGATACTGCTAAACAATTAGGTGTATCTGAGGATGATGGTAAAGCTATTTGGAATAAAATTAATAGTAATCCTGAGGAATGGTGGTCTAACCTAAAACCAATTCCTGAAGGAATGAAAATATTTAACGCTGTTAAAGATAAAGAACCATCAATATTATCAGCAGCAGGAACAAATGAACAAACAAAACAAGGCAAACTTGAATGGTTAAAAAAGAATGGTTTATCCCCCTATCTTAAAGAAATTATATTTGTTAATAATAAATCAGCTAAAAAGAAATACGCTAAGGGAGGTAATATTTTAATTGATGATCGTCCTGATAATGTAGCTGAATGGGAGATGGAAGGGGGAACATCATATTTGTTCCAAAATAATGCTAATCAAATTATTAAACAGTTAGGTATGTTAAAAGAAAATTATTGGAAAAATTATTTAAATAAAAAGCGTTTACAAAAAAACATTATTAAAGAATATGTTCCTGATTTTTTTCACACTATGAAAGATTTTATTAATTTTTCATCAAATGAACTTCAATTAAAAGATGTTCCTAAAATACATGTTATCAATTCTCCTGATTTTGCTCAAAAATGGAAAAGTTTTGGTGGATATCAACCAATGCAAAACAAAATTGCTGTAGTAATCAAAGGAAGAGGATTAGCTGATATATTAAGAACATTAGCTCATGAAATGGTTCATGCACACCAGATGCAACTTAATAAACTTAACACATCTTCGGGTGAAACTGGATCGTCTATAGAAAATGAAGCAAATGCTTTAGCAGGTATATTAATGAGAAATTATGGACAAAAAAACCCAATGATATTTGAGCTATGATAAGTTTAAAACACATATTAGAAGCAGAAGGTATTACTCCTTATCAAATTTATTGTGATATGGATGGAGTTATTGCTGATTTTGAGGCTCGTTTTGATCATTTTTTTGGAATGTCTCCTCAAGAATATGAAGATAAGCATGGTAAAAGAGCATTTTGGGACCAAATTGATAATAATATAGGTGTTAATTTTTGGGTTGGCATTCCTTGGATGCCAGACGGGCATCAACTTTGGGACTATATTAAAAAATATAACCCAATTTTATTATCATCTCCTTCAGCATCTGAATCAAGCAGTTTAGGTAAACGCCTATGGGTTAAAAAATATCTACCAGGCACTAAATTAATTTTAGTTTCTCCAGAACGTAAAGCAGATCAATCAGGTGAAGGAAAAATATTAATTGATGATAGATTTGAACCAAATATTCGTATGTGGAGAGAAAAAGGGGGAATTGGTATCCATCATAAAAGTGCGGCTGACACAATACAACAATTGAAAGATTTAGGACTATGATTAAATTAATTGACATATTAAGAGAGAGTAACAATTTATCTCAGACTAAAATAGTAGACGATAGTGGCAATCCTCTTAATGAAGATGATATTGAAGAATATGATGTAGAAAATGAACAAGATATAAAAGAATTTACTGAGTTTATGAAAGCATATCAGCAGG